GCCTTTGATCCTGTAGTATTTTGTAAAGATCCCTCTGTTAAAAACTTAAATAAAGGACCTTTTGCTCTTGTTATCGATGTTTTTATCGGAGACATAACTTCGTCTGCTTGTTTCATTGTTGGCGCCGTTGTTATTTGGTAGGTGGTTGTCGGGTCTATATTAAGAAAGTAACTCTGTAGTACTGATCCATACATTGATTTGGCAGCTCCTCTTGAGACTATCAAATATTGTTTATTAATCAATCTTTTCTTAATCATTTTCTTTTCATATCGACCATGTTTGTCTTTTGAACCTTTAATATATACGCTTCGCTCAACAAAATAATACCAACCAAATATTTGTTCGGCCCATAATTTAAATGAGTCTAACATTTTTAAATCGGATCCGTCAGTAAGTGTTAATTCTTTTTCACAATATTTAATAAAACCATTTATTGCTAAATCATCATAATATATACCCGGATTATCGATCAAATCATCTATTCTGTTCATTTCCATAGAGATTTCCCTACATACAGGTATATCACCTCTAAGTACGGCTTCTCTAAATTCACCATAATATTTTGGTATTGCTGTGTTAGATAATGCCATAGTTGGTCACACTACTTTTTATTTTTATTTCTGTTTTGAATAGCTATTACTTGAGCTCTGGTTTTTGGCTTACCAGTGAAATTCTCTGGTGTACCCCCCATTCCCGTTGTATTAAATGTTCTATTTTTATTGGAGTTAATAAAATTCTTAACCCCGGATGATACTACTACAGCACCTAATGCCATGGTAAATATTGCTCTATTTAAAGTTTTTTTACCAGACTTAGAAGAAAAATCCATTTTATTTGTTTTTCCGCTTACAATTTTCGAAACACCTTTTGTAAGTAAAGCTGCACCTACCCCAGATTTAACAACTCCTCTAATGTTTTGTTTTTTGCGGTAGTTACTTTTCATGTTAACGGTTCCATCTTCATTAACATTGTATTTTTTTCTTCCTGCTGGAGTTAGTGATCCGTCTTCGTTCTGATAACGTCTTACGCCCCACTTTTGACCTTTAATACCATGATGGGCTATGTATGTTTTATTCATAATTATTTACCCCTTCTTACCAATACTTTTTTCAAGTCTGATATCATAAATTGTTTTTGCAGTAAGTGCTATTGTTGCGGCTACACCCGCTATAGCACCGGTTGTTTGAAGTACTTCTCTTGTCCAATCAGAACCATTTCTAACTCTTTTTGTATCCCCTGTTAATTCACCATAGCTACGTTCCATATTAAGACGATTTATTTTTTTTCTTAAATCATCATCTGACATTTTACTATAGTCACGATTATTAACAACTTTTGATTTATTTTTACCAATATTTCCAACAGTATTACCAGCATCATTTAATACTTTCGATGTTCCTGAAAGAACTGCTTCAGCTGCTGTTGCATCGGCTTTTTTATAGTCTCTATGGAGTTGTTTTTTTCCCTCTCTATTAGAGATGGTGTTTCCATGTTCATTAGAACTTCCATATCGCCTTTTTCCTGCTGGTGTTAAAGATCCATCTGGGTTTTGGAAACGTCTTACACCCCATCTTTGATTTTTAATACCATGATGAATTAAATATGTTTTATTCATCCGTAGTTACCCCCTCTTCTAGCAAGGATTCTTCATGCCTACTATTTTCTTCTTCAACATATAATCTATATTCCAATTCAGCCATTGTCTTATTAAATGCTTCAGCAACATTTGAGTTTGCAGAAGGATCAAATACGGTTTTTACCTTTAAATAAATATAAGATTTTACTTGTTGTGTTTTTAGTGGATCTGATGTTATAAACTGACTCCATGTCTCCTCGTAACCAGTTATAGTAAACCCTTCTTCTGGACCAATACCCATTTGAGTAAGGTTACTAAACACCGTATTAATATGAACTAGAATATCAGTATCAAAAGAGACCTCGTCTTTTGGTAACCCCAACATCTTCTTAATTGTTTCGAGTATTGATTCGACCATAATCTTAACCCACTTTGATGAATTGTTTAACGCAGAATCCGATTAAAAGGTTTGCTCCATCTTTATAGCTTACTTCATAGAATGATTCGGTTGAATTATCTAAATTAATTTCAACTTTTGCATCAACAGGAATTTGAGTTAGTGCTCTTGTTTTAATATTTGCACCTTCACGTAATCTTAAAGCATTACAATTAACGACTACTCCCGTAGTTGTCCCTAAAGTTTTAGATTTTGGTACAGGGTCTGGTTTAACATCTGCGTGTGGTGGTAATTCTTCCTCCTCAGAAACACCGGTTTCCCATAATCTTTCTCCTACTTCTTTTTCTATCGAAACCGGTTCAACATTAGCTGTAGTTTTTTCTTCAACTTCAACAGGAGCTGATTCTTTAACTTCTTCTACAGTTTTTTCTTCTAAAACTTCTTTTGTATCTTTTTTAGTTGACTTAGCCATTTCCTTCTCTCCTTTTTTTTATTTTTTCCAAGGACAATGATCATTATGAGTCCTTGTTATTACCGAGTTTTTGTTTACATAATCTTTTGTACCGTAGTGAATAGCATTATGTGTATCCAAAGAAACGCATACTAAATACTCTGGGTTAAAAAGATAGTCCGTGGAATCGATTATGTCTTCTGGTCTTAGTGGATTCATATGATGCACATATATAGTTCCAAATATATCATAACCTTCCAATCCAAGGTCACAACCTTGATCTCTAATAATGACCATATCTCTAATCATCTTCCACTCTTTTGATTTGTATAATTGTTGATTTAAATATCGATCAAATCCAAAAGTGTCTTCGCCGACTCTACCACCTAATGATAGGTATTCGAATCTTTCTTCATATGTTTCTAATTGCGATAGCTCAGAGTAGTTTCTAATAATCGCCATGGTCTTCTTCACTCTCCCCACTACCAGAATATTCGCGCATAGCCTCTATGGCTTTGCCATAAAGTTCCTCAATTGTCTTAGTGGATCTTAGCGCTTCTGTTTTAGCTTTTAATAATTCTTTTTGCAACTCAAGTATTTCAGATTCTTGTTTCTTTTTACTTGATGCAAGATTTAAATAATGTGTTATCACCTGAGAAGAGGCGGTACCATCTAGCAACTGCTTCTTTGCCAAGTCAATCGCGAGTGATATCATTTGTTGTTCGTCAGCCTCTGGCGTTAACGCAGGACGAATGACCTTTCGTTTTGTATTCACGTCAGTCACTTGTACTTTTTTGCTAGTTCGAGACATGTTGCCCCTCCTTTCGGTTTAGTTTCCTTAAGTATCTAACCAGATATATAGCACTTAGTGCATTGTTCTAATAGGTTTTAGAAGGAAAGGAGAACTTAGAAAGAAGAAAATCCCTTTATATGCCTGAGTCTATATACCTGAGTAGATACTTAAAGTGGGTCCCCTATCTCAAAATATTCCCCCGGAGGAATTTTTAAGGGCGGGGCGATGCTGTAGGGGGTGCAAATTTTGAGAGACCCCCCCCACGGTAGCCACTTATGTGTGACAGACATCGATTACATAACTGTTAACGTTGATTCTAGTTCTTATGAAACTAATTTGTGTTAACAATTATTATTTAATTTTGTTTTACAATTACATTAAAGAGTAATTACTTGGTTACTTTCTTATACTCAACAATGTTTCCTTGTTTGTTTATTGAACCTAACTTAATTAGTTCATCTATTCCATGATTAACTTCTTCATATAGTTCAGTATGTGTCATTGAGTCATGCAAGAATGTGACACTAGCTAATCTACCACATGTATTATAGCCTGCGTTGACGTCGAATAATAACCATTGTTCCCAATGAGTGAATGGATTATATGGATTGTCAACTGTAGTAACACGTAATTCTTTGTTTTTATTTGCGTTATTAGTCATAATCCTATTCTCCTTTCAACGTATTAGTAATCGTAGTTACTGATACACCCAATGCTCTTGCTATTTCTGATGAAGTATACCCTGATCTAGCCATGTTTTCTATCCTTCTTATCTTAGCAGGACTTAATGTTATAGTTGATCTAGGCATAGCGAACTTTCTTAATACTTCTATGTTAGCATTAGCCATTATTTGTTCTAATTTATGTGTACTTATAGCACCTGCTTGAATAGCATCCCATTCTTTTTGAGTGATTTCTATCTCTCTTCTAGAGGCACCTACTTTAATTCTAGCTCTACTTAACTCTTGTTGTCTGAGTTTTCTTTCTTCTTCATTAGTCATTCTAGGATTGTCTTGTTTTTTAAGTTTTATATTAGCAGCAGCTATCGTTTGCGCATGTCTTTCTTTAGGGGAATTCAATAATGCTATGTTAAGTTTATGATTTAGGGATTCTACCTCATCTTTATATGCCGCTTTGGCAGATGGTGAATAAGGGTTGTTAACGATGGATAGTGTTAGTTTTCTTGACTCATTTCCAAGTGCTTTTAATTGATTCGCATACGCAGCATAAGCTTCTTCTTGTGGTGTTCCTGATGATAGCGTTCTAGCATCCTTAGTTTCTGCCATTTTGGTAGAAGTCATTGTTGCTTTATGTTTTTTTATGTCTTCGTCAGTTACTTTAATATATTTACCATCTTCGCCTTTGTAGAATAAATCATTGTCTTTAACTATAACAGATGCCTTTTTATTTTTACCGCTAGATGTATTATAGATGACGGTCATATACTCTCTATTTGTGTATGTGTATAATTTTTCACCAGTTTTAGAATCTATATAACGAGTTCTCTTGTCTTTTTCATTATAGAATTTGTTAGTTAACTCATCTAAATAAATTTTATTATCTGGATCAATTAATGTCAATGTGTGACCAGTATCTTTAGCAAAATATTGACCAAGTTTTCTTTCTCCAACATATTCGTCAGATTTGGCTTTAGAAATTAGTGTAGCAGCACCTTTGTGGTGTTTGCCTGTTTCTGGATCTATTTGAGACTGATACTTTTTATGTAGTGCTTTAATACCATTGTCTACAGCAGACTGCTTATAATCCAACTTGTGTTTATTGGCATCAATGATAACCATAGAATGTTTTACGGCTCTAGCCAATTCATCATTGGTAGCACCCATTAAAGTCATATCTGTAATTAAGTTAGAAACCACACCCATTTCGATTTGAGTTCTTGTTTCGCCCAATATAGAATATTCTTTACCACCTCTATAATATCTCTCTTCGCCATTAACAATTTTTTTGTCATCATGACCATAAGCCAGTCTTGTATCGAAGCCTTCTAGGTCTTTTAATGGAGGTGATGATTTAATTTTAATCCTATCATTGGTTGGTATAACCATAACCGTGTCACCATCAAAATCGGCTCCCGACATTATAGCAGCTACTTTTGAATTAATACCAATAGCATCTGATGGTTGTGCAGTCATTATATCAATACCTTCTTTGTTTCTATTATTAACCTTTAATACAGGTATTTCAAACGTACCGCCATGGGGATATCTTACCAAAGCAACTTCGGAACCGTCATCTAAATGCGGAGCATACACTTCATTATCTTTTAAACTATTAACAGGGAGTATTACTTTATACATTGCCCCAGGAAGACCAGCCGCTTTTAAGCTTACAGAAGAAGCGTCGCAATCATCTGCAAATGATAGTAATAGTGCTTTTTTAACGGTCGGATTAGTTAACGAATTAATTTCATCAAATTCCGCTA